ATCTATCAAAAACTGACAAAATTCTACGGAATCAGACGGCTGTTGTCCACAAAAACCTACTTTGACGCCATGTTCTTTATACGTTTTAATAGCTTGACTGATCATGCGCCTATAACTCACATTCTCCTGGTCGGATAAGTGGGTAATTTTTTGGCTATCTCTGTCTACACCAAGTGTCAATTGGAGCAAATCATTTCCACCAATAGAAACACCATCAACATATTGACTGAATCTGTCCGCTTCAATTACATTCGATGGAATTTCACACATGAGAAAGACTTTCAATCCGTTTTCTCCTCTGACAAGTCCATATTTTTTCATTATCTCGATAACATCTTTGCACTCTTGAGGAGTTCTGCAAAATGGAATCATAACAACCACGTTCTTCATGTCCATAGTATTACGAACATATTGAACAGCTTTACATTCTAATTCAAATGCCTTTTCGTATTCCTCAGAGTAATAGCGTGAGGCACCTCTCCAACCAATCATAGGGTTTTCTTCATCCGGTTCATATATATTTCCGCCTAATAAATTTTTATATTCGTTAGACTTGAAATCACTAAATCGAACAATCACATCATGTGGCATAAAAGCGCTGGCAATTTTGGCAATTCCACGAGCAAGACGTTTGATGAAATACCATTCACCGTTTACATGACCCCCTATCATATGGTAAACTTTTTCCTTAAGATCATCTGGTAAATTAGGGTACTCGATTAATGCTTTAGGGTGAATTTTGATATAATTATTGATGATAAACTCTAGACGCGCCAACCCAACTCCTTTATTTGGCAATAACGAATTTGCGAAACTGGTTTCGGGGTTTCCTACATTCATCATTAAATTTACAGGTAATTCTTTGTTCTTGTCTAATGTCATTTTATCAATATGATACTTTAAACAGCCATTATATATGATTCCTTCTTCTCCGTCAGCACAGAAAATCGTACAGTCTTTTGTGTCTTTCAATCGAATAGTGCAATCGTTGGTACCAACTACCGCGTTGAGCCCCATTTCACGGGCTACAATGGCAGCATGACAGGTACGTCCTCCTTTATTTGTAATGATACCAGATGACTTTTTCATGATTGGTTCCCAATCAGGCGTAGTCATATCAGTAACCAATATATCACCTTCATTAAATTCCTTGTATTGGCTCAAACTTTCAAGAATTTTGATATTACCGGAACTGATTTTTTCCCCCACAGCAACGCCTTTTACCAAAATATCGCTCCTTTCATCCAAAATATACTTTTCAATCGCTAAATTATCGTCATTTGAATGAACTGTCTCTGGTCGCGTTTGCAATATATAAATTTTATGATCCACACCATCAATCGCCCATTCTACATCTACGCCTGTTGTCTTGCCGAGGAGTTCACTGTATTCATATTCTAGTAACAATACATATCTAGCCAAAGAAACAGCTTGATTATTGGTCATACTATAGTTTATTTTTTCTATCATACTCGTCTCTATTTCCATTGTTCCTCCTTTGGGGCCATATACAATTTTCGTATTCTTGGAACCCATTTTTTTCATGACTATGGGATCTTTTCCGACTAACGTCAATGTTTCTTTATTGCATATGATTTCGTCTGGCTTTACACCGCCACTGACTACAAGTTCACCTAAACCAAAAGATGAATTAATAACAATTGCTTTGTCATACCCACTTTCTGGATCTATTGAAAAGGCGACACCCGCAGAGCCGATATCAGAACGAACCATTTTTTGTACAGCGACGCTAATTTTGACATCTTCGTACGGAATATTGTGAGAATGGCGATATGACAAAGCCCTCACATTAAAAAGTGATGCGAAGCATTTTTTGATATTCGATACGACTTCGTCAATACCGATTACATTGAGAAAAGTATCTTGTTGTCCAGCGAATGATGCGTTTGGTAAATCTTCTGCTATGGCACTACTTCTAATAGCAACATCAACGTTATCCTGGTTATATTTTTTACACATAAACACATATTGTTCAGCTATTTCCTCGTGTTGAGTGTCATCAAATTTGCCATTTGATATGGATTCTATAAGCATAGCAGATTTTTCTTCAATATCAGAAAGATCTTCGTAGTCTATTTCTTTCACTGTATTTTCAATGAAATCACGTACCGCATTATCTTGTATAAATGCATCATACATTTCTGTAGTAATAGCAAACCCATCGGCAACTTCGAAATTTAGTTCTTGCGAAAGCCTAGTCAATTCGCCTAATGAACTACATTTCCCACCCACCAAATGTTTGTTGTCATAACAACAATCTTTAAATTGGACAATATTCTTCATGAATTAATGAATTATTATAATTTCCAAAAAAAACTTAAATAATAAGAGACAGAATATACAAATGTCATATTCTACCCAAAATAGTCTATTATTAAATAACTTATTACAATTTTATCAAACGAACACTGATTATTTGGATAAAATGCTAAGTATTATCAACGGAGATTCACGAGTTTCTTTAAGAATTGTAGATTGGTTTGCTACTAATTATGCAAAAAAAAACTACACGGTATATGATATTACCGAAGAGGATACCATTCGTAGGTTCAAGGTCTATAACGATTATAAATTGAAGTTGAAAGCGTACTCAAAAAAAAGGTTCGATCCTTTTTGTAGATGGGATAGAATCAATATCCCGTATAAAAATGGAAATGCTATTCAGACAACACTAGGACAATTGAATTTTTTCAAGTGGGCAATTGAAAATAAAATTCTAAACTATATTGAAAGCAATTACGATCAAATTGAAAATGATATGAACGCCAGAAATAGCACGTCTAAAAAGAAAGAAAAGGTAATTTCCGATAAAAAGACAAGAAAGAAACGCGAAGAATTATCTTTACTTGCTTCAAAATCAATCAAGCGCGAAGATGTTGAAATTACCATAAATTTCTCCTAAACTATATTCGAGTTCTTGATACTATTATTTTTTTTTTATCATTATCAAGAAATATAATTTGCGTTAAAATTATATAGACTATTTATCGTTATATTATATCATATGGGAAATACACAATCTTTCCAAAAAATATCATTTCAAGATATGATACACTGTATTGAACAGAAATATACGATTATCACCGTAATGAAATATGACGATAATTTGTGCTTGATAAAAGGGACGGTACCGATTATCAATGAAGAATCTGTGATCAATCAAATTTATAGCACGGATCTCTCTATACCTATAATTATTTACGGATATAACAGTTGTGATGAAAACATTATTAAAAAGTACATTCAGTTGAAAGACCTAGGATTTAAAAACATTTATGTTTATCCAGGAGGTATGTTCGAATGGTTATTGTTACAAGACATATATACTGACAACTATATAAAAACGAACCTGAAAGAGATGAACTTATTAAAGTATAGACCCGAAAACATGATTATAGAAAAAAATTGATTTAGAAAAATCCATTCAATACATTATACATTTATTTACCCGAAACATGAATTTGTCTCAACGTAAACTCAATAGAGCTGAATGGAACTCGGTAGAAATACCTATTCCCATTGAGGAAAAAGCAGTCGTTGATATGATATGCCGAGGTTTTTATGACCCTAACTATGCTTACAATCCAACAAAAACAATCATGTACTTCTTGAAAATTGAAAAAACAGAAACAAACGAGAAGTATACTTACCTGTATTATTTGCATGATAAAATCAGTAAGTTGTCCAAAAAATATAACATCGATTACAATATTGATTTTAGTTTCAATAAAAAAGAAATTGGCAAGGCAAATATGATGCGTATTGAAAACAATAGTAAAGAATTACTGAAATCAGAAGTGGAAATTTATGAATTCACTCTTTTGGAAATCGTGGGCAAGCTACTGAAATACAAGCATACAGACAATCATAAATGGTGTCTACATTATTATACGCTAGCTAGGCTATTCAAATATGATCTATATAATGTGAATAGTAAATTTATGGGATACGTAAAGCATATTCTGTCCCTCTATATTGAAGATGTCGAGCTACTGGCTATCATAGCTAAAGGAAAAGAATACATCGAATGTAATGAATATTTGCTCAAATATGCACCCAACAAACTATATGCTCATCAAAAGGAAATTATACAAATCTTTAAAAAAGACGGCGTTCACGCAGAAAGCTCCAAATTAGTCATGTATACGGCTCCTACCGCGACAGGTAAAACCCTGACGCCTATTGCCTTATCTCAACAATATCGTGTGATATTTGTTTGTGCAGCGAGACATGTAGGTGTGGCTTTGGCAAAGTCTTCCATTTCAGTCAGGAAAAAAATAGCTTTTGCATTCGGATGTGAAACGGCAGATGATATACGATTACATTATTTCGCAGCAAAAACATATGAACGCAATAGAAAAAGTGGAGGTATTCAAAAAGTAGATAATAGTGACGGCGTAAATGTAGAAATTATGATATGTGATATCAAATCGTATCTATGTGCGATGAGATATATGTGTTCATTTAATGAACAATTATCACAAACAAACAAGGATCTATTAGTTTTCTGGGATGAACCAACAATTACTCTCGATTATGAGGAGCACGAATGTCATTCATATATTAACGACATTTGGAGAGAAAATGAAATTCCAAATATGGTATTATCGTCTGCGACGCTACCGTCAATAAACGAACTTCGAGATACCATAGATGATTTTCGTTCTAAATTTGAGAACCCATCTGTACATACTATATCTAGTAGAGAATGTAAGAAAAGTATACGTCTTATTAATGCTGATGGAGAGGTAGTAGTGCCTCATTTGCAATACAAAACTTTTGCTGATTTACAGAAGTGTATTCAACACAT